GTCGCTTCTTACGCAGTTAACCATTTTCAGCGGGGTGGTAGCTACGCACCAATCAACCACCTGCTTATCGACGCCGAAGAGATGACGAGATAGGATGGACTTATCGTCGGATGAGTAAACCTTGGAATACTCGTTCCGGCCCAGCAGTCTCACGCCGTAACCGCGGCCCTCTACATACAACAGATTGTTGTCAACCTTTAAGGGTTTCAGATCGCTAACGCCGGTGTAAGTTTGAGGGTCGGCAAGGACGTTGAGCGCCGTTACGGCTGCTTGCTCCCCGCCGGTTAATTGCCAGATCCCCCCGTTACTCATCACCAATAAGCCGCCCCGCTCGGGCTCAAGATGCTTGATCGGATTTATCTGCGAACTGTCGATTTCAAATTCGTAACTATCCCCCTCGTTTGTAATCTCCGAGTACATGAAGTTGGAGTAAAGTTTGGGCTTACTCCCCCAAATTGTCAACGGGTATTCATCACTCCCCGCGTAAAGCTGGCGCTGCTGGAAGATGGCACTGACGCGAGGGTAAGTGCCGGTTAATTCACGGGCTTCAGCCGTAGCCGCTTGCCCCGTACCCGCGCCACCGAAACTCACAGTGGGGTTAACGTAGTTTTTCCCCGGCCTCGTAATCACTACCCCAATCACATCTCCATCCTTAAACACAGGATAGCCCTCGAAACCCGAGCCCCCGCCACTCACACTAACAGTCGTAGTTCCATTCGCGCCCGAGCCTGGATTTGTCACCTCGATATAAACGATAGCGCCGGGAGCGAAGGGGTCGTACTCAATAGGCGGGGTCTTGCTAAAGTCCGGAACAATATTTCCGTCGAGCAGCGCGGTGCCGTGGACATTACCAATGAAGCCGAGGGGGACGCCGTTCGACTGCTTCGAGCCGGTGTCATTCACAATGTTGGAGCGGTAGACGTTGTAGCTGACTGCCCCCGCCTTCGTATTCCACTGAAAATCCATGTGACCCTGGGCTACCGAATAATTCTCAAACCCGTTCTTCGCATTAACTTGTGAGTACCGAGTCTCTTCCCCATTGCGCAGGACGGCGGTTACGGTCCAGGCCAACGATGCGTTACCGGCCGCACTTTCAGTTGCGGTGAGCCCGGTTGGCGGACCGCGTTCACCCCCGATATCCTCTTCCTCCAATTCCCAATCCGTGTGATCGTTGCGGATCAAGTTCATGACGGGGTAAAGCGGGTGAGTAAGACGAACGTAATCGCGGTGTTGGTAGGCTTTTAACTCCGCGAGATGAGACTCGTCGTAGGGGGATTCGATGGAATATACTTTGAGGAGCTTACCGCCAGACGTATATGTGCCAGCGGGGGTGTACGTTGTCGTGGCCCCGTACTGATAAAGGTTAAGAATGTTTGAGCCGGATAGATAGCTTTTAAAACGGAACAAGCCGTTCGCGTTAGTAATCCCGCCAACGGTCTCAAGTTTGTAATAAGAATTGGACACAGCGGGGATATCAACGGCTAGCTCGATATCATTACCCGCAATACTCACAATATCGATAGGGTCTTCAAGGATAAGCTGACCGCCCTGCAAAAAGTACAGCCGCTCATCCATGAAAAGCAGCATATACTGGTCCTCCAAATCGGAGGAAAACTGGAAAGTAAATACGCGAATGTTTTCGTCTATGTCCGCCCAAATCTCGGGAAGCTGCTCATGGAAACGGAGGCCCGGGCGATTACTCAACCCGCCCCTAAAATCCACAAACCAGTTCTCCGCCTTCGCCAACCCAAGATCGTACTGCTCGAGATCACTCCGTCCGAAAAACTGAGGGGATAGTTCGCCGGTGCTGTACGAATATTTGATAAGTTGATTAGCCACCGATATTACCTGCCGCGAAGAGGGGGCCGAACTCATAAACGTAGTTTAACGACTGAGCAGAAACCGCACCGTAACCCCGCGCCGCGATAAAATCAGGAATGTGAGCCTGGGGCTGTTGGGCGTAATTCGCAGTCTCTTGCCGTGCCCGCATGATGGCCTCATTCGCCTCTTGCAGAAGCATCCGCCCCTTGTTGGTTTGGCCGGTCAAGGGAGAGCAAATGAAAGCAGCGAGGGCAGCCATGATGGCCATCGCGAGGTTGTGCTCCATTTGTACTGGCGTAATACGCGAGGTATATGTGAGGATGGGATCTTCCGTCGCCACGCTGATCACAGTATTCGTGTCATCGAGCCTGTGAAAATCAAAGCGGGAAAAGTCTGAAAGATAGCGTGGAGCGAGCAGATCCGCGGGACAGGAGAAGGCATAACCGTACCCAGGGGATGGGTCTGTAGACACCCATGTATCACCTGCTCGCTCCGTGAGCAAGGCGAGGCGCTTGTAACGCTTCGCACTTGCCCAGTGAGCCCCGGCCAAAACCTGGTCCCGAGTTGGTGCAAACCATCTCCGGCACAGTTCTGCCTCGCGGCTCTCCTCGTCGACAGTCGCGATGGTCCCAGTGCCGCCAACAGCATCCACGGCCAAATTGTAGATCTGCAGTTCACTGGTAATCATCGCACCGCCTCAGAGCTTCGACTTCGACACGGCGTTCTCGGAAGTCTTGCTGACTTCCTTGGTCGGGTCGACGCTTTTGTTCGCGTCAACTTCAACCTTAGCATCCTTGTCCGTCACGACCTGAACCTCGACAACCTGCTTCGGTTCCGGCTTCTTCTTCCCAATCGTCTCGACAACGTTGAGTTTGTCGTCGAGAATTTCCGTGTCGGAGGGAAGTTGGTTACGCATGGACTCCGGGACCTCGTAGACAATCCCGGCCCGGCGGCGGACTGCGTTTGGATCGAACCAAAATTCACTCAGTTTGATCTTCATCAGTTCGCTCCATCGTTGTAGATGCGGTCAGTGCGCGGCGGGTCAAGCGTGATGAACGCGTTGATTGCACCGGCGGAGACCGTCGTGGTTGCGATTGTCGCGAGGATGCCGAGGTAACGCTCGTAAACCGGGCCTTCGACGGGAAGGGGGATTGCGAGAATTACTTCGCCGGCATCCAGCTCGTTGGGGATATCGTCGTCAGTGACGAACAGCTTCGATGCGTAATGCACCGTGGCTGAGCCATCGACAGCGATCGCGGCCTGGGCATCAGACGCGAGGGTGAACTGGATCGTGCCAGCCGAACCCGCGGTAATGATCGAGGTAGCGCAGGTGATGACAAGCCACGTGGGCTGACCCTGACCAATATCCCTCGCGACCGTGCCAAGGTCGATAACGTCGCCAATCAATGCCGTGCCCGCAGCGGCTGCTACGGAAGTGGCATCAGCGAACTCAAGGCGTTCATCCAAAATCATAGATCACCTCCTTAAACAACACGTGCTTCGTCGCCGGAAAGGGCGTCGACACGCTTCATGGGAACGCCGCCAAAGCTAGTGCGCATGATGCCACCAACTTGTTCGACAGTGAGGGACGAAGACTTGACCCGATCGGCGGACTGCTGGCGAACCTTGGTCAGCACGTAGCGGGGCATGTAGAAGACGGGGCGACCGCCGCTCAACGATTGAACAGTCTCGAGAGCCTGGAACATCAGGTCCGGAAGCTTCGCGCCAGTCGCAGCGTCGGCGGTTAGCAGCGACTTGTCGATGTTGGCTATACGAACTACATAACGCCAGTCACGCAGGACAAGGCCTGCATCCCAACGATAATGCGTGCGATACGCTTCCATGCGACCGTTCGAGCCGTCCGCGTTTTCGACCGTAACCTGGCCCTTGTCTTCAACCTGCAGACCCGCCTTCGAGCCCTTCGGAATAATACCATGGACAGTGTTCGGACCCCACACGACAAGCCAGATGGACTGGTTATCCGTGCCGGTGCCGCCCGCGTCGATGATGTTCTGAGCATTGGGGGCGGAGAGGGAATTGTACATCGGGCTAAACCCGGTGAACGCTTCGGGCTCGCTACCTTCATTGCCGTAGAACAGGGTCTGGACGAGTTCCTGCTTCAAACCCTCGATGTGACCCATCTCTTCCGAGAGGCGCCAAGCCGCGGTGTTGCCATTCAGATCGGCGAGTGCCTTGTCAACCTCGGCATACGCTTCAAGCATACCAGTGTTGGCAGTGATCTGTGCGGTCGTGGATTTCGTCGGCTGGACGCCGCCGTTAATTTTACGCCAGGTTGGCGCGGGGAGGCCGGTGCGCATTGTGGTGCGGTGGCCGGTCTGGAGGTTGCCCTCAACCCAACCCATGTCTTCGAGGACTTCGTCGCCGACTTGGTCGAGCAACTCCACGATATCGGCGATACTGCCATCAGGGTCCTGACGCTTCGCGAGATCGAGGAGGGTAGGATTGGCTGTCGAAAGAACAGACATTCATGTACTCCTATTTCATTGATGGAAAGATGCGTTGCGCAGCGCTCTTCGCGTCAGGAGGTGGGTTTCCGTTTGCGTGCCCACCGCTTTCATTCAAAGCCCTTGCTACCTTATCCCACATCTTGATAATGTGGATATTATTCCCGGCCCCCGTCGCGGTCAAAATTTCATTGACCTCGGGGGAACCGTATTCGACCACGAGCTTGGCGATGTTGCCGAGCACGCCGTCCAATTTATCGCCGCCCACATCGGGGTCAGCCTTGACCTCATCAACCCAGGTTTTATTCTGGGTCTCGAACGCCTCAGTCGCCAGCGAATCAACCTTCGCTACAACTTTACCCTGGAGATCGACCAGCTTCTGCGCCAATTCAGCGCGGGAGAGTTTGTCGTCATTGATGACGGAAAGGAACTCAGTGGACAATTCCGGGTCGACGGTCGAGCCCTCGGGAAACTTCAGGGCTTCAAGCGCGACGGGCGCAACCGGTTCTGTAGCGGGCTTCTCACCTTCCGCAGGTTTCTCGGCTTCGCCTTGGCCCTCAACTATCTTCACAGGTTCCGGCGTGTTCGGCTCAGGCGTCGGAGTCGGTGTAGGAGTAGGGGTCGGTTCCGGCGTTGGCTGCGGCGAGGTACTTCCCTCGGCTTCTGTTGACATCGTTTGCCTCCTTCATCAGTGTTACGAATGCGTCGGGGTCAATGCTGAGCAGATCTGACATGATCCGTTTTCCGACGTTCTGCTCCCCGCAAGCGAACGCCGTACCTAGGGCTTGGCCGTTGAAGGGCTGCTGCATAAACTTTGTCACCTCGAGCAGGTAATAAAGGAAAGCGCGGCCCGTCCTCGTCGTCATTATTTCCTTATACGCGGTCTCAACTATGAAGCGATCCTCAGCCTCCCAGTTGGCCTTCATCTCATTTGCGTCAATCATCCTTACACCATCTTTCGCCTAAATGCAAGCGCCAGCGGTTAAACTACGACCCGCCCAACACCATTTGGAGCGCGTTTGCCCCGCCGCCTACGTCAGCCTTTGATAGCTGGGCCGCGGCTTTGGTCAGCGTGTCGGTGGCTTGCAGCGCCCCGGCTTGCTGTACAACTTCCTTCTGTCCTTCCGTCTCGGCCACACTTTCCTCAATGGGCATCATGTACTTAGACGGAACACCGATCGAGATGCCGTAATCGCGAATCAGTTCTTCCCAGTCTGGGATGTTGAGAACGTCGGGGCGGACTGCGGCGAGGTTGCCGAGGAAGCCAATCCAGCGCTCGGTTGGGGCAGCGCCCACTGCTTTCTGAGCCACGCTCAATATACTCACGTACTGTATCTCCAGGTCCATGTTCTGGATACCCTCTGGCGGCGGGGGGAGAAGGTTGGCGCGGAGCATTATCGAGTATATGCGGTTGATGGCGGGGTCCAACGCTTCATTTTCGAAACGCTCCAACACCGGGCCGAGGGAAGTACCTCGCCGCAGCCAACGCCGGAACCGACCCCTACTCCTACACCGACTCCGACGCCTG